TTGAAAAAAGATTACAGATCACTATTGAAAGCAATGGACAAGAAAATCGAAGAAAAACGCAGATAATTAATGGCAACTACGGCAAAAACTCCAATAGGATTGACCTTTCCCATTAGCCACGGGCCTATGGGTTATTTTAACCAAAGTTTCGACGTAGTTGACCAAGTAAAATCAAATCTATATCTTTTATTGAACACGAGAAAAGGGGAAAGAAGGTTTAATCTGGAATTTGGTTCATCTTTGTGGGACGTTTTGTTTAATTTTAACAACGAAGAATTGCAAACAATTATAGAAAGTGCTATAAAAAAAGATGTAAACCAATGGTTACCATTTGTTAATATAAAAAGTGTTGCTGTTGGTAACACCGATGCGGAGAAAGATGGATATTATGTAAAAATATCGGTCATCTTCACTGCGGACAATGTTGGTATAACTTCCCCGCAAAATCTTACATTGGTTGCCACTCAAGGAAATATATGATATTAGAAACGCAAAAATCATTTCAACCGGCAAAAAAAGATGTAAAATATCTAAATAAAGACTTTTCTCAATTGAAACAGTCGTTGGTTGATTTCGCCAAGGTATATTATCCAAATACATACAAAGATTTCAGTGAAGCTTCGGTGGGTATGATGTTTATAGAAATGTCGGCGTATGTTGGCGACGTTTTATCGTATTACGTAGATTACCAATTCAAAGAATCGATGCTTGTAAATTCGGAAGAAAGGCAAAACATTGTAGATTCCGCTCGATCACTTGGTTACAGAGTAAAGATATCGACGCCGTCTGTGACTTCACTTGATGTTTATCAATTGGTACCGGCTAAAACCGATGAAAACGGTGAAATCGTACCCGATTTGGTATATGCTCAAATAATAAAACCTGGTATGACGGCCTTGAGCGACAATGGTGTAAGTTTTATAACAAATTTCGCAGTGGATTTTACCGTGGACACAAAAAATGATCCATTAGAAATATCCGTATATCAAAGAAATTTGTCTGGACAACCTGAATTTTATGTATTGAAAAAGACGGTTGCCGCCGCTGCTGGTCAGATTGCAACAAAAACAATCAGTGTATCGGATCCAACTTCATTCTACAGAGTAGAGTTGGCAGAAACCAACGTGATTGGTATAATGGATATATATGATTCGGATGGAAACCGTTGGTATGAAACTGAGTATTTGGCGCAAGATATGGTCCCCATAGACTCGGAAAACATATTCAAAAACGATATGGTAATGTCTGCATATAGAGACACTGCGCCGTTTTTGATAAAGTTTTTAAGAACATCAAGGCGATTCGTGACCGGTACAAACGCGGATGATACAACTTTTATAGAATTTGGCGCGGGAACAAATGTAAAAGACGACGAGATAATAATTCCGAACGTAAACACAGTTTCTAATCAATCGTTATTCAGAACCGAAAATGTATCATACGATCCTGCTAATTTCTTGTCGTCAAAGTCATACGGCCAAGCACCCGCAAACACGACATTGACGATACGCTATGTCACCGGTGGCGGTGTTGCGAGTAATGTAAATGCCAATTCTATAACAAACGTAACATCCGTTGAATTCTTTGGAGATATAACGGAACTGCCAAACCTTGAACAAAATCTCACAAGTACCGTAAGACGTTCTATAAAAGTTAACAATCCTGTACCGGCGGTTGGTGGAATGGGCAGTGAATCGAATGATAGTATAAGAACAAACGCTCTAGCCAATCATTCTGCACAAAACCGAGCAGTGACTCAACAGGACTATATAATTAGATCGTATGCAATGCCATCGAAATACGGATCTATTGCAAAGGCATATGCAATAGCGGATCAAAGTATAGATACGTCAAAAAAGAACTACAATCCTTTCGCGGTGAATCTTTATATACTCTGTTATAACAGCCAAAAGAAGCTGATAATATCAAATCTAGCAATACAAGAAAATTTAAAAAATTACCTTAACCAATATAGGATGTTAACGGATTCTGTGAATATAATAGATGGGTATATCATAAACATTGGCGTAGATTTTGGAATAATAGTTTATAAAAACTACAACAAGAGGGACGTATTGACCAATTGTTTGACCAAGGTACAAGAATACTTCGACATAGACAACGCGCAATTCTGCCAACCAATAAACCTTAGTAGGTTGGAGTTGGAAATTAGTAGAGTCGATGGGGTGCAGTCTGTAAATTATTTGAAGTTAAAAAATTTGACTTTGCGCAACGGTGATTATTCCCAATACGAATATGACATCCAAAGCGCAACTGTGGACAAGATAATCTACCCCTCACTCGATCCTTCGGTTTTTGAAGTAAAATACCCAACCAAGGATATTGTCGGAAAAGTTTTATAATATCTTAGCATTCGCCTTTAGAATGTATATTTTTTTGGCGGGTTGTATATTTATATAGTATTAATCACAGCCATGCATTACTTTTTATATCCAACCAAAGACGCATTTATTTCGAGTAACCCAGTTTTAATGTTCAAGAATACTGGCTTGGATGAGATACTTGAGGTTGAAAAAAGAACTAGTTATTATGCTTGCGGAAGCACCGAAGGTAACTTGGGGTCGGTTTTAACTAGAGCGTTGTTATACTTTGACCTAACTCAAATATCGCAGTCAATAGCATGTGGACAAATTATAAGTCCAAAATTCTACTTGAATTTGAAAATTTGTGAATCTGTTGAAGTCCCAACCGCATACACCCTCGCCGCGTATCCTGTGTCAGAATCTTGGCAAATGGGAACCGGTTATAAATTTGACGAAAACGATTACTCAGATGGAGTAAGTTGGAAATTTAGAGACGGTCAATCACAATACTGGTACAGCGGGTCCATTTCAAGTTGTCAAGGCGGCGGCGTTTGGTGGGTTTCTGGAAGTTTAATTGGATCCGGATCTGGGTATGTAGAACCGCCATTTGTAAATTCAAATCCTTATGATTTATATCCGGACTGTCCGAGTACAACCACAACCGCCGCACCGACACCGCCAGTAGCCCCAATCACCGGAGGCTTGGCATGTTCACAGTCTTTTTACTACCAATCGTCCGATGTTCGTATGGATGTAACAAAGATCGTGAACGCTTGGTTGTCAAATACCGTAATCAACAATGGACTAATAGTGATGCACAGCGACGAAACAAGTTCCGTAGACTACGGAACGTTGCGCTTCTTCTCCAAGGAGACCAATACCATATATTCACCATACTTAGATGTTGCTTGGGCCGACTCACAAATCGCTTGGGCGCAGCCAGGTTTTAATACATCAAGTGCAGACCCAATTCAAATACGAGACGCGGTTGTGTCCATGAAAAACATGTCGAAAGAGTATAAGTACGGATCAATACTTAGAATGGATATTACTCCGAGAAAGCGCTACCCAGTAAAGAGTTTTGCTAGAGGACCAAACGATATTCAAAGATTCTCGGATTATTTGTATCCATATTATCTACCTTCATCCAGTTATTACGTGATAAAAGACGCGGAGTCCGAAGAAGATGTTATACCATACGACACATACACACAACTGAGTTTTGATTCGCATGGAAATTACTTCATGTTAGATACAAGTGGACTGCCACAGGAAAGATATTTCAAGGTTCAAATAAGATCCGAGCAAAGCGGATCTATAATGACATTTGATATTCCTACGCCATTCAAGATTTCGCGATGAATGTAAATCCATATTTATCCAATTATTCTCAGGATGATATTCTGCACTTGTATTCAAGTGGATCTATTCAACCAAGAATAGACGAGTCTGCAAATTTAATATTGGAAAATACGGCATCATTGTTCGTGTCCGCAGTTACGATTCCATTAAAAAATACCCAAGCAAATAGTGTAAAAGTAGAAACAAAATACTCAGTTGCATTCACGGAACTATGAATTTAGAAAACATTAAATATACAATACCATCTACATCGTCTTTGACGGTTGGGTCGTATATTGAAAAAGATACTTGGGACTACATAAAAGATAGTGCCGAAGTGTATGGTTTTCCATTCGGAAAATCGGACAAAGACTATTTCGATGTTAGCGTATATGCGTTGGACGATACACTAATCACAGGATCTATAATAAAACCAAGTGGAATTTATAAATCAGTTACAGGGTCTTATTATGATGTCAGAAACAAACCAGTGACATATAGTCACGAATATTTTGTAACAGATTTGGTTATATCTGGGAAGGATACGCAATCTGTGTTGATAAACTTAGCACAGGAACTTGAAAAACTTTCTATAACTGACGGAAATTATAAGATAGGAATACAGTTAAACAGAGACTTGGTTGGTAGCTCGTTTAATTCTTCACAGCGTTTGATGATAGATGAAATATCTCCTTCGCGAACGGAAATATCCATAATACCAACGAGCTTGAGAAGCAGTACCAGCGAGAGTGACGTTGAGTTATTGCGCGAGTTTGATTCTTTTTCCACTGGAAAGTTGCAGGTAAAAGAAGTGTTAGACCAATTGGTTGGGGCGTTAGAATCTGCCGAGATTTATAACATATATTACTACGCAAAAAACCAAAATACGAGCGGTGCAAACGATTTTCTTTTTTATTATGGGCTTAAGCAAAATGTTGACGCTATAAAATTTATAACGGACGTATATTACGGCGTCAAAAAAGAAAATCAATTGACTGCGGGAATGTATAACAGAGACATTCTCGGAATTTATGATCAATTTTATAATTGGTTGCATCAAAATTATAATACAATCGTTTCATTTCAAGAATTGAAAGATGTGTATTATTCTTTATTTGCTTTCATCGTAGAAAAAGAATTGGCCGCGATCAATGCTTATAGACCAGACTCGTATCAAGATATAGTTAAATTTCTGTCTGACATATATTATTCACTAATATTTTTTCCGGTAATATCCAAAATAGAAACCAATTATAATAATTTATTGGTTGGTTATTTTAAAAACTACTTGAATTTTGGAAACGGGAAGATGCTTCCTGTGATGAACTCGAAGTTTATTGAATCACAAGATCCGAAATTTCACAGCAAATTGATAGTAAAACTATCATCTCCACTGGACAACTTAACATCCGTGGGATCCATGTTATGGATAGTTAACATGTTTGCGTCTGCCCCAGTCGTACAGAACACTTACTATTTTACAAAAAGAGAGATAAAAACTATACCGCTGAAGGGTCCAAACTTTACAGTTAAAATAGAAAGTAAAGGCAATTCGACCGAGACTTTGTCTAGTTCTGAGTTAATAGGTGAAACTGGTAGCATGTATCAAGAATTGTACTCAAAGGTCAACGCAAAATTGAACAATGAGTTTCTGGACACAGTTGATTATAGATATTTTGAAAATTTCGTAACTTTCTCTACCACGACCTTGCGACTGGATGCTTTCAGCGAAAAACTTTCAAAAATAAACATATTGGAAAAAGAAATTTCCGATCTAGAAATAAAATTATTGGTCCAACCGTCTGATACATTTTATTTAAATGATAAGACGACTGCTGAAAATTCCATGAACGAAATAAAATCTTCGTTTGACGGTTACGAAAATTTCTTGTATAAGAACCCAGATTGGTACTTGGAACACACAAATTCATACGGTTCGGAAAGTTCAGCTTCTATCTACGATCAGGAGAATGGAGACGGTCTAATAAATAATCTACCCGAATTTATAGGTACAGGAACCGGTAACGAGGACTATGTTAGATTTGTTGGCATGATTGGTCATTACTTCGATAATCTGTCCGTGTTCATAAAACAATTTACAAACAAGAACGACAGTTCAAATTCACCATCAAGGGGAATATCACCCAGTATAGTATCGGACATGCTCACTT